GGCAATCTTCTGGGCGCGGCCACCGAAGCGCGTATCTGCCGTAAATACGATCTCGTACTCCTCCGCGTACAGTTGCCGGCCGGTCTCGATCTGCACCGTCTCCAGGGTCCGCGGGTCAACCACGGCCTTGACCTGGTCATCGTCCATGAACACGGCGTTTAGCCGGCCGTTGTTCCTGACGACGTTATTCAGCATCTCAAGGTAGTTCAGCGCCAGCACCGTTAGTTGCTTGGTGGCCTGCTCTACCCGCGTCGCGATACCGCGATAGGTTTCATTTGCCTTGCCCGGCTCGCCGCTGAGCACGTCCGGTGCGGAGCTGACCCCGTCGGCCGCCTCGGTCATCATGCGAATGACCTCCAACAGCTGCGGGTTAGCCTGCGGGAACTGGACGATCTTGATCGCGTTCTGGATCTGCTCGGGGCTGATGCCGCGAACCCGGTGCATCTTCCCGGGCGTGATATCCGAGTCGCCGGGCTCCATCTTGACCCCGTCCGGCATGAATCCGGTTGCGACGTTCGCGAGGGTTGCCGAGTCAGTGAACTGGGAGGCGGCGGTGTTAGCGGCCTTATTGAACTCCTCCAGGAGCATGCCGATACCGAGGCCAAGCGACCCGTCCGGGTTCTCGATACAGACCGCGTGCGAGAACGACTCGATCGGGATTTTGCGGACCGGTTTGGGCTGCGGATTCTTCTCCATCCACCGCGGCGGAACCGGGGGCTGGAGCGGCTCCGCGTCCAGCGCCTGTTGCAGGGCCATCGCCTCTTCCGGGGGAACGTCCGGCATCGCGAGCCGCTGGCGGGCCTGCTCCTCCTGCGCGGCCGTCTCCTGAAACATCATCTCGGCGGACTGGAACGCGGTCAGTTCCTGGGTCTCGCGATCGAACCGGGCGCGGTCCTTCCAGTCCTCCTGTTCGCGCATGTAGATGCACAGGACTGTCTGCGTTTCCGGTTCTAACGTAACTGATACCGGGCGCTCCTCTTCGCCCATGCCCGGGACCTTGGCCCAGCCGTGGTACTCGTACAGGAAGTACGGCGCGTTCTTGTCCTCGGCCGGCGCTTCCTTGCCCGCGTACTTGTCTACGGCGGGACGGATCGACAACTCGGGGCCGCCCTCGTGGCTGCCGCGCTTGTTCTTGTCGAGAACGTCATCAACGCCATCGTACATCTCCAGGCGCTGCAGCTCCTTGAGTTCGTGCCGGTACTTGCGCAGGAACCGGGTCTTGCGCGGCAAATCCGACATGTCGACGTGGTTGGTCTTCCAGTTGTACGGGAACGCGATCTCTTCCGCGGTCAGGCACTCGTGACGGTTCCGGCCGTTGGCCACGTCCCGGTAACTGAAAAAGACACAGTCGCCATTTAGGAAGAACTCCATCAGGCCGCGGCGGTTCTGCTTGAAGAAGTCCTGGATCTCGCGCCGGAACTGCCAATTAGTGTCCAGGGTCAGGACATCTGCCTTCTCCTGGCTCAGGGTCGACGACGGGAGCGCGGTACAAAAGAAGTCCCGGTCAGGGAACATTTCCGCATAGACCCGGTGAACGAGACGCAGCAGGCGCTCGAGCATCAGCGGGATATGAACGTTGGCGCAGTCCTCGAACGGAAACGTTTTGGGGTCCAGGTCGCCGACGAACAGCTTCCATCGGTCCTTGCGTTTCTTGCGCCAGGACTCGCAGCTGTCCCAGTCCATCTTCACGTCATCGGTGACGCGCTTGGCGATCTCCTTGAGCCAGGCTTTGCCCTTCTCGGTGCCCTTCAGGTGCGGCACGAGGTTGAACGTCTCATCCGCGATCTCGGCGATCTCGGGCGTCAACGTCACTTCAACGGTGCCGTCCTCAAGCGATTCGACCTTGGCGGCCTCGGTAGTGGATTCGGTCTCGTTAGTCACTGCTTAGCGCTCCTAATGCCCGCCGTAGCCGAATCGGCCCCCGGCCCGCTGACGTTGACGGCGCTTTTCCCGCGCCTCTTCCAGTTCGTCCCTGTTGCGGCGCCGGGGCGCCTCGTCGCTCTTGGGCGTTGCCGCCCGGTACATGCACGCGTACAGGACCGCGTCTAGCCAGTGGTCATCTCCACCGTCCGCCGGCAACTCGGGCTCGTTGCGGTCTGTCCCGATCGCTGGGATCGTGCTCGTGGTCTTCTTGCACGTCTTGAAGAACCGGATCGCAGGCGTGCCCTGTTCGCCGCTGCGGTCTTTCAGTCGCAATAGCAGTTGCTGGACCGATGCCAGGCGGTTCTTAGTGGCCGGCTGCCAGAAGATGCCCTCGTTCGACATCGTCTCGAAAATGGTCGGCCCGAGGGTCCCGCGACGTTCCCAGATCTGTGTGTCAGCAACGCCCGCGAGCGCTGAGCAGTCCTTGCGGTAATCCCATTCCCCGGCCGCTTCTTCGATGTCCCGCAGCTTTGTCGCCACCTGGGACGCGTCGAGGCCCTTAAAGTTCACCTCGCGGTAACAGACCAGGTTGTTGTCAGTGTCTACGGCGAAGTACAGGACAACGCCCGGGCTCTTATAGCCCCAGTCCATGGCCCGGAACTTGGTCCAGCCGCTTGGAATCTTGAACGGCTCTACCTCGTGGACTTCGGCGTTGTATTCCTCGGCAAAGAACGCGCCGGCCACCACAAACCAGTTGCCGTGTAGAAGCGCCTGCCGGATGTGGCTTGGCTTGTCCTGTAGTTCGATCTCATACGTGCGGCGGAACTCGGGGTCTGGGTTGTCCTTGAGTGTGGCCGGGATGAAGATCCTGGAGCGGGTCTCGGTGGTCCCGTCGTCCATCTTGATCGTGCGCGTGAGCAGCTTCCGGCCCTGGCGCGCGGGCAGGACGAAGTAGTCGCGAACCCAGTTACCGGTCGGGTTTGTGGCGGCGACGATGCGCAATCGCTTCTGCAGGAAGTGATCGGATGTACGCAGACGCGTATTGACGTACTGGTACATTTCCTGGTCGAACTCGCACAGCTCGTCCCAGGCAATGTGCGTGTACTCGTTCGATATGTAATTGAACCTGTCATCCAGGTCCTTCATGTGGCCGAACTGGACCTTGTACCCGCAACTGAATGTCCACAGGTGTCGCTGGCTGTCGTAGCGGGCGCCCGGGTCAATCGCCCTGAACAGGCGCTGTGATCGCTCGATCGTCTGCTCGAGCCGAGGGAACTCGCGCCGAAAGTGGATGGCCCAGCCGACCGATTGCGAGATCTCGCCCCGCTTCCATCGGTCGTGCTCGTAAATCATCTGCGTTTGGATCGGGTCCATCAGCAGGGCCAGGGACTTGCCCGGGCCAGCCGCGCCACCCAACAGAATCTCGGTAGCAGGGCAGACGTGGAACTCCTGCTGCACCGGGGCCGGGTCGTAAATCGGCTTAGCCGCTGCGCTCATGACAGCAGCTCGCGCGGGGTGCGCCCCGGGCAGACGCCGAACGTGGTCAGGTTCTCGACCGTGCCGTTTGCGACCCAGTGGCCGCACTTGCAGCAGTGGTAGCCGCCGCTACTGGTGCGGTCCATGGCATGGCCCACCGCTTTCGCGATGTCGACCATGTAGACGGACCCGCGCGGCTCCATTACGCCGGCAACTCCAGGGACGGGAACTGCTTCACCCAGGCGCGCCACTGGAACGTTGATGCGCTGTCGTCGACCACCTCCAGGATCACGGTCTGGCCGCTGACCCGGAACCGGACGTCACACCCGGCGCTAGATTCCTCGGTGTACCCGGCGACCGTAGAGCCCTGCTGCGCAACCGTGCCGGCCGCGTTGTAGAACAGGGCGCGGACCACGTACGCCACGCGCTGAGCCGCCCCGGCACTGGCCCTGCCGATGACGTGGCCCTCGACTAGCATCGCGCTGTTGGTCTTGAGCGCGTCACTGGTCCAGATAGCCGTGAACGTGCCTGTCGCCGCCGTGGTGAGGGTGTGCGACTCGTCCGTGGTGTTGTTCAGCGCGCCCCGCATCTGGCGCAGGAGCGGCCGAACTTCCTTGTTTAGGTACTCAACCGCAGCGGACTCGTCCTTGACGTCACGCTCGCTAACCGGGGTCGGGATCGTTGCTTTCACCGTACGTAGTCCTTGAGCGCATCGAGAATTGCCCCGCGCACCACGGCCTGCAGCCCGGCCAGTTCAGGGCGGCCGACAGCCCTGGCCCTGGGATCGCCCTCGACCCGCGCTGACTCGGGGACGGCGGACCACTCGGGGACGTAGTGACAGCCGAACGCGCGGAGTAGGGACCGCTCGGCTTCGTACGCGAGCTGGCGCAGTTGATGGGGCGTGACCGTGTGGTCAACGACGATGTCCCATTCGCCGGGAACGGCAGGGACCGGATCGCCTGGCTCCTCGCCGTCCACCTGCACGAGCCAATGACCGCGGCTGTTGCGGAACAGCAGCCCGCGAGCGTCGTCAGCGCCCACGACCCTGACACCGTCCTGCCACCAGCCCGGGTACGTCATCAGTCCTCCTTGACGGTCGCGGTCACGTCGATGACCTCGTACTGGGGCGGGGCCACGTGGACCACGGTCCCGATGTTGAGATTGACCGGGGTCTGCTGCTTCTCGGCCGCCGCGATCTTGTCCTGCATGTTCAGCCGCTCGGCCGCGAGTTTGAGATAGCTGGGCATGTTGCGGACGGGCTGCCGCAGGTCCTTTGCCACCTGTAGCCGCCGGCCCCGCATCTGGGCCGCGTCCTCGTCTACGGGCGCCCCGTCCTCGTTCAGGCCCGTTGCGTCGATTAGCCCGCGCTCGATTACCTTGCGGGCCCTGCGCAGGGCCTTGTTCTCGGCCCGCTGCACGGCCTTGATCGCGGCCTCGGTCGTGGTCAGGGCCTTACTCACGGCGCACCCGTGAATGACCGGCGCAGTAATAGCTATCGTCCCCGGTCTGTACCGAACAGCCGCTATAACCGCACAGGCCCTCGGCCCGGCGCTGCTTCTGGTACACGGTCGTATTGGTACGGCCCTTGCGCTTGGCCTTCACCCGCTCGCCGTGCTCGGCGCAGTAGTACGCAACGGACATGGCCCCGCACCCGCCCCAGCCGCAAAGACCCTTGGCGCGGCGATTGCGCTGGTATTTGACCTGGCGCTGCACTTGCAACTCCAGTTTACAAAGACAGCGTCAATAACTGTTGGGGTGCTAGCGCTAATGACGGCCCTGGGCTAGCCCAGGCATAGAGGGGGACTTAGGGATCCAGTCACAGGCTAGACATCCCAGCGGAGAAGTATTCAGTTAGGACCACACTCGCGAGCGGGAGACGTTCCGCTCTTTGCAACGCGTTTGCGGCAGGTCCCCCTAAGAGCCGCCACCCCCGCGCTGCGCACGGCTCTTAAACTAGTACCGGGTCGGCTCGACGTGCCATTGCTCGCGCCAGAAGTCCTGCAGCAAGAATAGCAACTCGACGGCCGGAGATGTGATGGTGCTAGTACAATTGACGTATGGAGAGAGTTTGCTCCTGGACGTGGTGTCGCGTGGTCCTTTCCAGCCAACGGCCCGCCGCGATGTACTGCAGCAGGAAATGCAAGCAGAAATCGAATAAACGAAGAAGGCGCATGCGGGCGTTCGTGGCCAGACGATCCGATAAGCCGTGCGGAATATGCGGCGGCATCTTCAACGGGATACGCGCGGCCAGATACTGCTCCCAGGGCTGCAAGGATGTAGTCGAGCGCCGGCGTCGGGACCGTATAAAGGCGCGCTACAAGCAGCGGGTCGCCGCAAGGAAGCGTGCCGAGGCAGCCGCCAAGCCGTGTGAGTCGTGCGGCCTGCCATGCGGCCGACTGCGGGCGGGGGCGCGGTGGTGCCTGTCCTGTAAACCCAAGGAGGTGAAGTTCTCCAAGTACGGCATGTCAGCCGCGGACTATGACCGGATGAACGACGCACAGGGAGGGCGGTGCGCGATCTGTGGTGACAAGCCAGAACGTCGCCTGGTTGTTGACCACTGCCATGCGACAGGCGCAGTACGTGGATTGCTGTGCGGCGGCTGCAATAGCGCGCTCGGTATGGTGAAGGACCGTTCGTTTGCACTCGCCGCAGCGGCTAGGTATCTTGAAACGGCGCAGCAAAAGTTTCCCCCACTGGAAATTTCCGCGTCGAATTGCCAAGGTCGATGACCCCCTACGGCATGCTGGGGGTGCCCCCGGCCCGGGCACACGGGGTACCCGTCCTTGCTCGGCGCAGGCTCGAGCCGCTGACGTGGTCACGCATCGGCAGCGCACATCGGCAGCGCAGCACCTAACCCAGCGCAATCACACGCAATGCCCGACATCAGCAGGCACCAACACATCGGCAGTAACGACCCCGGCTTAGGTCATTCACGCCAGGGGTGCCTACGGGGATTTGCCGTAACTGGGCGGATTCATTGGGCGCGCTTGTTCCGTCAGAGGGAACAAACATAGCCCAACGCCGTTGCGGTTTTTACGGGAGCGCATCGCCAGCATGTGCGGTGCCCACTCCGCCCCCCGTTCTAACCCAGGTACTAACCCACCCTCTTGCCCCTGTCAGGCCTCATTGCGGCCCGTTTCAGGCTCTGTTGCAGCCTCCTCGCAACCGGCAGCCCCAGCTTGAACCGGGTCAGCAGCGTCTCCAGCTCGGCTACGGGAATCATCAGCCGGCCCCGCAACGTCTTCCTGGGTGGGTCCGCAATCGGGTGACTGAGCGTCGCCGGTCGCGGCCCTTTCTGCCACCGAACCGCCTCGATCTCGCCGGCCGCAATTGCGTTCCGTAGCGTCTTCGTTGACACGCCCAGCACCTTTGCGGCCGCAATGAGCGGCACCAATTCGGGCGTCAATAGCTTACCCATGGCGGTATCTCTAGTATATGGGACAACTGTCCGTTACAGCATCGGCACCAATGACGTTTGCCGGGTTATCATCGTTACATGGCCCAGCGCGATGACGATTACGACATGGACCCGAAGGTGGTCCTTGAACCTGGGCCGCACGGGCGCATTACCGTATCCATCTACGAGAGTTACTACGACGACGCACCGTTGATAGAACTGGACCTGGACCGGGAGGCGGCAGAAGCGCTAGCGGTTGCCCTGGCACGGTTTGCGAGGGCCGACGCGTGACCGAGCCCCGCCGCGCAACAGGTCCGCTATGGGCTCGAGGCGCTTGGCCGCGGCCTGGCCTGGTTCGGGCTCTGGATCGCGGTCGGGCTGGCCATGTTCGGCCAGCGCGGGGGCTGACGGCCTGCTGGTTACAGAAACGGGGCAGGGAATAGCCAGGGTCAGCGCCCGTTTGTGAAATAGTTCGGGTCCATGTTCTTTTCTGCTTGCAGGAATTCAACAGGCAACCGATATTAAGAACATGAGCAACAGGCTGACGACGGTTCAAATCGAGGCGCTTCGGTACTTTGCCAACCTCCAGGAGATCAACGAGGCGTTCCGTGCTGGCAAGCCCACGCCGCCCCGCGTTGGGTCCAAGTACCCGGACCCGCGCGTTGTTCGCAACCTCACCGTGGCCGGCCTGATTAAGGCCAGGTGGGAGCGCGTCCAAGAGGGGCGGCCGGAGGTTGCCATCCCGTACCTTACCGACGCTGGCCGCGCCGCCCTGGGGGCCAAGTAAGATGGCCACCGAGATCGGCCTTTGGTCCGTCTATCAGACCGTTCTTTTGCCGGGGGACAAACGTCCAACGGTGTTTCGATTTGTTGCCGCCGCAAGAGACGCCACAGAGGCGCTGTCCCTGGTTCAGGCTAACCAGGGCGCACCCGGGTCTACGTGGGACGTAGATCCCGAGCCGGACCATTTCGGGTTTATGTGTATGGGCCCGCTTTCTGCTAGCGAAATGCGCACGCGAAGGCGGCTCCCATGACCGCCCCTAAACGCGGCCGTCCCCGTAACCCACTCGGCGCCGGGGAGCGGTCCCCGGTCTTGTACCTGCGCCAGGACGCAGAGCTAGAAGCGGCCGTGATCGTGCTGGCGTCAGCGTTCGCGCACCTGGGTCGCCCCCGGGTCGCGCTTAAGTCCGTGCTCATCAACTGTGCCAAGGGCATGGACCCAGACCGGTACGAATCGATCCTGAAACAGGTCCAGAAGCGGCGCCGGTCCAGCGGCTAGCCCAGTTATAGCGAAGTTACTGCGGTTTACAGGCTTCCTATAAACTCGCGCCCCGCATCGGTTACGCTAAATATCCCGCTACAGCCACAGTTGCAGCCGTCGACCAGCTTGCGGCCGATCAGTTTCCCCATCTTGGCCAACAGCACCTTACGCGGGACGTTCGGCAGTTCCTGCTCCAGTTCGTCGCGCATAACCCCGTGCGGTAACGACAT